AGACCATGAAGTCAAAACACCTAGAGGGTCGTGCAGTCGATCTCATGGCCTACATAGGCGGTCGAGGATCATGGGAACTCAACGTCTATGACAACATTGCAGAAGCCATGCAACAAGCCGCGACAGAGGAAGGCGTGGACATTCGATGGGGAGCCGCATGGCACATTTCTGATCTGCGTGGCTGGACGGGTACGATGGAAGCCGCTATGAACGATTACATCGACACCAGACGCAGTGAGGGACGGAGGCCATTCATCGATGCCCCGCACTTTGAATTGGTGACATAAATAATCAAAAAACGCTTTTTTTATCCACTCAAATGATGTTTAATACTCTTGTTATGTAACAGGAGAAATAAACATGACTAGCGAAAACACAAATCATATCTGGGAAACTCTAGAAAAAGTCAATGTCAATGAGCATACGGAACAAGTAGGAAAATTTACCTACTTGTCTTGGACTTGGGCGTGGGCGACTTTAATGGAGCATTATCCTCAAGCAAAATATGTGGTGCATGATGATGTTGTATTTCCAGATGGGTCGAGAGAAGTTCGCGTCTCTATTTGTATAAAAATAAAAGGCGAAACAGTCGAGCGCATGATGTGGTTGCCTGTCACCAATTACAGCAACAAAGCAATCATCAATCCAAATTCATTTGAAATAAACACCGCTAGGATGCGCTGTCTCACTAAGTGCATGGCGATGTTTGGTTTAGGCCACTACATATATGCGGGTGAAAATATACCAATGTCAGAAAAAGAGGCATTAGAGCAACTGCTGACTGATGAGCAAAGGAAGGAAATTGATGATCTGTTAGAAGAAACAAACGCTGATGTCGATGCGTTTCTCAAGCACTATGAAATTGAAAGTGTGCAAGAGATGTCGCAAGCCGTTTACGATCAAGCGTTAAAAATGTTGCAAACAAAACAACAAAAGCAAAATAGCAAGCCTCAAGCACCATCGGAAGATGTCGTGGACGCTATCACTCATGGCGATGAGCCTGACATCTACGAAGAAGAGGTGAAAAAATCATGAACTGTCAAAGTTGTAAGAAGAAGGTCGCGGTCGTCAAGTATGAGACAAAAGATGTGTGTGCGGATTGTTGGTTGTTTTTTATGCGTCCAATAGTAGGGAAAAGGAAAAGGAGAAGAAATGCGCGTCATTCAGCATGAGCAAAGAAGTCCTGAGTGGCATCAATCGCGGCTTGGTTGTCCCACTGCTTCCAATTTTGGCAAGTTGATCAGTCCTACAGGTACAAAAAGTAGTCAGGCCAAGTCGTACATCAATGAGTTGATTGCACAAAAACTTACGGGTGAAAGTCCTGATGTAACGGTCACCGAGTGGATGGAGCGTGGAACTGAGCTTGAGGCAAAAGCTCGATCTCTCTATCAATTGATGACCGACAGCACGATTGTTGAGGTCGGCCTGTGCAAGCACGACTCTCTGGAGGCTGGTGCATCACCAGACGGATTGATCAGTGACGATGGTGGTCTAGAGATCAAAGTATTCAAACCAGCCAACCATGTAGCTGTATTACGGTCGCAAGAAATGCCGACTTTGCACATACCACAAGTTCAAGGATGTATGTGGATTACAGATCGAGAGTGGTGGGATTTTGTTTCGTACCACGAAACGATGCCGATATTTGTCACTCGTATCAGACGAGACGACGAATACATTAAGAAGCTCGCGGCTGAAGTTGAGAAGGCTTGCGAGGAAATTATGAAAGAAACACAACGATTGGAGAATATGAAATGAGTGAATATCCGACAGATGATGGTCTGGGTAAATTTTTTCCAAACACCGGCAAGACAGGTCAACAACCTGATTTTACAGGTTTCCTTGAGATCGATGGTCAATGTAAAAAAGTCACTGTCTGGGACAATGGCAACTATTCAAGCATCAAGACCAGACCAATGACTCCCGATGAGGAAAAGAAACACCGTGAGGAACAAGCCAAGTTTGCGGCTAGAAGATCGCCACAATCTCAGCCTCTGACTCCGCCAAGTCAGGGCGATCCGAGTGATTTGGATGACAAAATACCTTTCTAAAAAAAATGCCGCCAGAGGGAATCATTCTGGCGGCAATCATAGGGAGTCAAATGACATTTAATTCTAGCATGAGGTGAAAAGAATGAAATACAACATTGGAAAAAGTTTACGGATTGCTCAAGAACTTAATGAGGTCAATAGCCGTCAGTTAGCCAAAGATTTAGCTGTGTCACCGCAACAGGTGCATCGATGGAGAAATATGAGCGACATGAAACTCAGTAAAATCCAGATATTTTGTAACTATTTTGACATGGAAATTTGCAAATTCTTGGAGCTAGGATCGTGATTCACGAGCAAGAAGTCGAGGCGGCAGTCGATTGGTTAAGAAACACAGCCAATGAAGCCTCACAAAAAAGGGCAGAGCGTCTTTATCTAGACGAGTACCGCAAGGTTTTACGCGCCAAACTGATGAAACAGCACATCGATTTACCCGTCTCAGCGCAAGAGCGTGAGGCTCTGGCCGATCCGAAATATGCGGAACATCTGCAAGCTCTCAAGATAGCGATTCACGAGGACGAGAAAATGCGTTTTTTACGAGTAGCGGCAGAGGCCAAAATTGAGGCTTGGCGATCAATGAACGCGAATCATCGAGCGATTAAAGTGTGAAGTCTCAAACCCGTCGATGCGCTCATTGTAAAACCAAGTGCGATAGCGAAAAGACGATTCAGTCTCAATTACGCTCCTTTTGCTCGTATGAGTGCCTCAAATCGTTTTCTGACGCAAAGACACAGAACGATCGTAAAAAGGCTGTCAGGGAGCTTAGGATGCGTCACAAGACACGTTCTGATCATATTAGAGAGGCTCAACGAGCATTCAACGCTTATATCCGGTTCAGAGATCGCAACAGACCATGCATCTCGTGCGGTCGTTGGACAGGCGAAGGATCATACGGAGGGAACTGGGATTGCGGTCACTATCGATCTACGGGGTCAGCACCACACTTGAGGTTTCATCAATGGAATGCTCACAAGCAGTGCGTGAAATGCAATCGGTACAAGTCTGGCAATCCTGCCGACTATCGGGTCGCTCTGATCTGGAGAATCGGTCAACCGAAAGTTGACTTCCTTGAATCATGCCAAGAATTTACCGAGATCACAGCCGAATATGCTCAAAGAATCAAGCGGATATTCCGAAAGAAGAAACGCATAAAAGAGAAGATAATCAACAAAAGATGAAAATAAATAATCAAAAGTGTTGACATTTATAATCATATACACGATACTATCCATGTCGAATCAAGAAACACACAGGAGATACCGACATGAACAACTTCAAAGCAACAGCAACTAGAATTGGCAAAAGCAAAAACGAAACTATCTATGTCGATGGCGAAGTTTTAATCAAGTCAACTAAAATCGGAAAGTGGAATTACATTGTTCGCATCACTCGTGACTTTCCATTGTGTGTAGCGGGATGTGTAAGTATTTGCAAGGCTCGCACATTAGAAAGTGCTGAGAAGATCAACGACATTCCTTGTTATCCAATCTCAGGTATCAGCAAGCGGGAAATCGTTAAAGTGGAGAGGGCGGCGTAAGCCGCCCTATAGGGGGAATAACTATGTTCATGACAACAGCACAAATCGCTAAAGCCGCATTTGATCACATGAAAAATGGTGGGCTTATTGCAAACCACGGTCTGTCTGACAAGCAGATTTGGCGTATCGGCTACATCTACGCGGGTGTAGTCGAGCATGACCACGGTAAGGTTACTCGTCAACAATTCGACGGCATCCACTTTGAAGGGATGCCAGAAGCCCACGAGCGTTTCAATAATGAGCACGAAGAATGGTTAGCCAGCCGTCCATAAGGGCGGCTCTACAGTTAAGGAACTAACAATGAAAACAATCGATATTACTCCTACTTGGCAAACGATCGTAACAATGTGTTGCGAGGTGATGACCAACCCCAACGCTGGTCGTGAGGCTCAAGAATCCTGTAAGGAAGAGCTTCTCAGGCTTGCGAAAATCGTTGACGATCAAAACGAAGAGGCCAAGAAAAACACTTGGACTACTTTAGGTGAGATTGTGGAAGAAGAGCGAAAGAAAGGTAAGTTGTTATGAAGGGGAGCAAAATGCATAAAAGTTTGCTGATGACAGTATTCTTTATGACAGGCTGTTCCTATCAGCCGATCATCGATACAGGTGGTCGGTCGGGAACCTACGCTGAGAACAAGGCGGCTGAGATTACCAACGATGTTCAACATTGCAAGCAACTTGCTGACGAGCATACGGTTACATCGATCGATCAGGTGCAGACTGCAATGAACTGGTATGTATCGACAGCCACTCTAGGAATGATTCCACGCAAGGAATCGACGTACAAAAAACGAGTGAGACGATGCCTTGAAGGGCGCGGCCACTCAGTCATTGATTAGGAGATAAAAATGGATATGAATGTAATTTCAATCAAGTCGGAAACTGCTGATGCATTAGCTGATTTCATGTGCGAATGCGATACTGTATTGAAAAGAAAACTAGTGTCTGAGGGACATGAGCCAGTTGACATATCAGAGATTATGAGCGCATACAAATCTATACAGGGTCATCTGATCCGAATGCTTGGTGAGAAGGATGCGTCTTTTGTGGTTAAAATCAGAAGTTGATGGATTTTCCAATGACAATTTTTGACACTGAAACTTATTACCTGATTATGAGTGTTTTGGGTTGGTTGTTGGTGATTAGTCAAATCACAATTATTTGGTGGATTTACCGCAAACTGAAAAAAAAGAGTTGAACAATCAGTTTAGAAGGAGGATAGTTAAGACAGTGCCGGACGGGGAGTGGAAATCCCCTAGCAGACCGGACTGAAGTACAGGAGAAAAACACCCGTGACCGCATTCCGGCACTGGTGATAGTTTGAGGCTAATCCGCCCAAATTTCAACACTTTTTCTCTCAGTTTAGTCCGATCTGTGTCTGTGAAAACAGTCGCATTGTGCTGTAGCACCCAAAAGCAAGATTGCAGTCTCAACCTTTGAGGACGGGACAAACAGCGTTAGAGGTGATCCGCCTACGGGCAGGGACGGTTGAGCTACCGGATGGAGATACCCACCATCGAAAGCACTGCTGATGACAGAGACTGCATGGACGATAGATAACAAAGGGGACAGGGATCACCCTCGTCCTCAAAAGACCAACTATGGGCTGAAGAAAAATGCAGATATTACCGATAAAGTATGATGAAACTAAGGATTGGTTGTTGAATGTCCACTACATGAGACGTATGCCGCCGATAAATTATGCATTTGGGTTGTTCGATGATGGTAAGTGTCTTGGCATCGTAACGTTTGGCGTACCAGCTTCACCAAACCTCTGCGAAGGTATCTGTGGAAAGGAGTGGAGGTACAACGTGGTTGAGCTTAACCGTATGTGTTTTGTCGAGCCGATCAAGAACGGGCCAAGCAGGTTGGTGTCAGGTGCGATCAAGATGCTATCCAAGCCGATGATCATTGTGTCCTATGCCGACACAGAGTACGGCCATGTAGGGAAGGTCTATCAGGCATCCAATTTCATCTACACTGGCTTGAGCGCAAAGCGGAACAATTATGTAGATGGCACTGACCGTCACGCCAGACAAATAAAGAAGACAGATCAGATAGAAGAGCGTTCGCGTAAGCATCGATACATCTACATTAACGCGAACAAGCGGGATAAAAAAATAATCATGTCGGCACTTAAGTACCCAGTTGAGCCTTATCCACAAGGAACTCCGTCTCGATATGAAATCAATTATCATCCGGTGACTCAAGGATCATTGTTATAAAATGGTTAAAAAAATGTTGATACAACTAAGTAGAAAAGACGTACACGCTTGCACGATGTTGGGTAACGATACGGTAAAAATTTGCGAAATGCAGGGCGTAAATCCTCGTCTTGAAAACAATAGTCAGTCCAGAGCCGAAGCAAACATATTTGGGTTCAAAGCAGAATATGCCGTTGCGAGATTATTTGATCTGGAGCCAACTAGTTTGACAATAAAATCTGATTTTGGCGTTGACCTTTGGCTAGACGATGTGTCAATCGACGTAAAATTTAGCAATCGAATCGATGGGGATTTGATATTCGATAGTAAAGAATCATTTAAATCGGAAATTTCTATTTTGGTATGTCGAACTGAGCGTGACGATGTGATGAAAATTGCAGGATGGTGTTTTCGTAAGAACTTTTACGAGTTTGCGAAGCCACACAATTATGGATGGGGGGAAAGATTAAGAATTAAGCAAGAATGGAAGATTTTAGAAAGTATTGAAATGTTATGGTGGGCCATCAAGTCTCAGCAATTTCAGCCAACAGAGAAATTGTCGTGCATTTGAGACCTCATCAAGAAAAAGCCGTCCAAATGCTTAGACATTCGTTATCACTAGGCAAAAGACGGCCAATCCTTGCCGCGCCATGCAGTTTTGGCAAGACAATCACAGCGGCGGCAATCCTCAAATCAGCAGTAGAGAAAGGCAAACGATCCATTTTTATCTGCGACAGGATTAAACTAGTTCAACAGACTCTGCAATCTTTTGTGGGTCACAATTTAGATTTAGGAGTCATGCAAGGACAGCATGAGATGACTGATCCGAGTAAGCCTGTCCAGATTGCAAGCATCCAGACGCTTGCGAGACGTAGCCGGATGCCAATATTCGACATCGCCATCGTTGATGAGTGTCACACCCATTATGAAAGTCTGACAAAGATGATGAATGCATATAATGCGATACCATTCATTGGACTCAGCGCGACTCCGTTTAGCAAAGGGCTAGGCAAGCATTATGATGATATCGTTGTTCCGATTACTCCGGCAGAGCTTCTCGATCAAGGCCACTTGTGTCCTGTCGAGTACTACGGAGGTCGTCAGGTTGATACTGCGAACGTCAAAACTAGAGCGTTGACGACAGGTGGTTCAGATTATGACCCAAATGATTTGGCTGAAGAGATAGAAAAGGATCGAATCTTAGCTGGAGATATTGTTAAAAACTGGTTGAAACACGCTCAAGGTCGGCAAACGATTGCATTCAGCCCAAGCATCAAGCATTCAAAGTTCATGGTCGAGACGTTTAGAGAGGCTGGGATCAGCGCAGAACATATCGATGGATATACCGATGACGAGATTCGGCAGGACTTGTATGAGGCGCACGATGCTGGGGAGTTTCAGATTCTCTCATGTTCAAGACTGTTGAATACAGGGTATGACGCGCCGTCTGTGTCCTGTCTGATCGACTGTTTTCCGACTAAGAGCCTGATTGCTTACGTCCAACGCGCAGGGCGGATCATGAGAACGGCAGAAGGCAAGGATAAAGCGATCTACCTCGATCATGCTGGCAACGTCAAACGGCATGGATTCGCCGAGAATATTGTGCCATCAGAGCTTGATGACGGAGAGCATCGGTTTTCTGAGCGCAACCAGATCAAGGAGAAGAGGGAACCCAGGGTTCAGCAATGCCCACAATGTTACCAAGAGATGGTTGGGATTCGGTGTTCGTGTGGGTATGAGGTTCCAAACTATAACGAAATCGTCACCGATGATCAGGTTCTTGAAAAACTGACGGCCCAAAAACATGCTAACAAAACGATAACCAAAGATCGCAAAGGCGAATGGCTTGGTGAGCTATGGCTTTATGCTCGGCAGACAGGCAAATCGAAAGGATGGGTCGCGCATAAGTATCGGAGTAAGTTTGGGGTCTGGCCTAACAAGATCACTCCAGTATCAGCCTCAAGTGTTTCGGATGAGGTCACTCGATGGATTAAACGCGAGAACATGATTTACGCACAGTCGAGGTTGAAGAATGCCAGTTGATTATATCCTCGCTAGATTGGAAAAGGTTCAGCCATTAGGACAAGACAAGTGGCGATCGGTTTGTCCGGTGCATGGCGGCAAACATCGAAACCTGATGATCAGCGAAAGACCGGACAGGTCAGTCGGTGTTCATTGCTTTGTGTGTGGTGCTACAGGAGTCGATTTGATGGAGACGCTTGGGATGCCACTGTCAGAAATCTTTGCACCTGACTCCAACTATGTCAGACCAGTTGTAACAAGACAGATGACACAACAGCGTCTTGAGGATGATCTGGTGTTGTTGATCGCAGAGAACGATAAGGCAAAAGGTAGTAAATTGAGCCTAGAAGACAAGAAACGTGTCCGTCTAGCAAGGCATAGAATTAACGGTATCGATGCAATGATCAAAAATAATGATAAATAAACATCAAAAAGGTTGTTATTTAGATTTAGATGTAGGATACTATCTATGTCGGGTAAACACACAGGAGAAAACGACATGATCTACAGAGCAAGAACAGGAACAAAAGTTCAGTTAGCAAAAAACATCCCTTGGGCGTCTGAATTTCAAGCAGAACTATACGCAGATCGCATCGCAAAAATTGGCGATGGCGTTCGTGTTGTTGAAATGGCTAGGGACAATTGGGCGGCTGTTCAAGTCGGTGACGATTGTGTTGTCGTCCCTAAATTCGCATTAGATCGGGCGGCGTAAGCCGCCTAAGGGGGATCAAATGCAAACAATTTATCAGGAAGTTATCGTCACCAACGAACTGCCTAGAATCGGATCAGGCTACCGATTGGTCAAAGTTCAGATCGGGAGCAAGTGGGTTCACGTCAGCGATCTTGACGGTGAGAATCGCACCAAGGTTGGGATGAAGTCTTGGTCAGCAATGAAGAAAGGCAACACGGTCGAGCCAGAAATCGTTTTGAAGAGCTTGCGTAAAGCCGACAGAGCGTTAGGTCGGACAGCAAGGAGGAAACTTGCATGACGGGCTTTGAGTTTGTTCTGTGTGTCGCGGCGGCTTTTGTCGTCGTTGGCATCGTAGGAGAAATCGGTCGGTATTTGTTTGAGAGGAATGTATAATGGCTCAATACACTCATTGCCCTAGATGCGGTCAGTCACTTGGTGATCCAACATGGTGTATGTCGTGCGGTGATGTCAGCGAGTTCAAAGAAGGTGGTTCATTGGCAAAAGTCCCTTATCAACCAATGAATCAATGGTCGGGAACCAAGCCAGTTAGAAACCCGCACCTACAGGCTGTCGAATATGTGATCGCAAGGCTTGGTTTGAAATGATCTACTACAACACGGCAGACCAAGCACTTAGGGCGGCGAAAGAATTCCTTAAAGGTAACACTAGACCTCACGCTCTGATCAGCCGTAATCGTAAAGGATTTATGGTGATTGACCCACGCAACAAGAAAAGCCATTACTCAAGAATTATTGGCAAATTGTATCGGAAGAGAGTAGAATGAAAAAGCATCGAGTTGCTATGCGCAATCGAAATAGACCCACTTGGTAGTTCTTGTGGGTTTATTTTTTTGTATCGTAAGAAATAACTTGATACTCTCTTGTTCATGGCACAAGGTGAAGGCGGTGGTCGTCCCGCTGTAGAGTTTGACGACAAAGATATTGCCCAAGTCGAAGCACTTGCGTCTGTAATGACTAAGGGTCAGATTGCAGATTACTTTGGCATTGAGGAAAATACTTTGCGGGCTGTTGAGAGAAGACAGCCGGAGGTTTTTGAGGCATATAAAAAAGGCAAAGCGAAAGCAATCCTCAACGTCAGCCAGAATTTGCTACAGCAGAGCAACTCTGGAAACACGGTAGCTACCATCTTTTATTTGAAGACTCAGGCTGGTTGGCGCGAGCAACCAGAATCTACAACTCAAGGTCACAACGTAGTCTTACAGGTTGTCAATCCGCATGAGGATGATTGAGATTGATGAGCCGGAATTCTGGCAACCATCATCAAGTGATCTAGTCACTAAGATCAGACCAACCATTCCCCAATACGATTACATCTACAGTCAGGCTAAGTTCCCGGCATTTGTCGCTGGGTTTGGTGCTGGTAAGACTGAAGCGGCAATTCTGCGCTGTATCTTTGGCCTGTTAGCCAACCCAACGTGCAATCGTGGATTCTATGAGCCTACCTATGATTTGATACGAATGATCGCATGGCCTCGCTTTGAGCAGATACTGACTGAATTGAACCTACCTTTCAAACTGACCAAAAGTCCTACCAATCAGATTCATGTGGAGGGATGCGGTCACATCTTCTTCCGGTCGATGGATAACAGCACCAGAATTATCGGTTATGAACACGCAGACGCAGACATTGACGAGCTTGACACGCTTAAGAAAGACGATGCGGCGTATGTTTGGCGGCAGATATTATCCAGAAATCGTCAGCACAAACCCAACGGTGGTTTGAATACGATTGGTGTGACGACAACACCAGAAGGGTTCCGATTCGTCTATGAGACTTGGAAGCGTGATCCGAAGGAAGGCTACGAGATCATCCAAGCTCCGACAGCAAGTAATCCGCACTTACCAACAGGGTACATTGAATCATTACGCGATGCGTATCCTGACAATTTACTAGACGCATACCTAGAGGGTAAATTCGTCAACTTGATTAGTGGAACGGTATACAACTCTTATGATCGGACGAGCCATGCGTCGAGTGAGACGATTCGCAAAGACGAACCATTGTTCATCGGCTGTGACTTCAACGTCACAAAGCAAGCCGCAACCGTTTACGTCCAGCGAGAAGGAGGCAGAGTTTGGCACTGCGTCGAAGAACTCATCAATATGTACGACACGCCAGAAATGATCGATCTGATCAAATCAAAATACACAGGACATGAGATGTTTGTCTATCCTGATGCAAGTGGTAGTGCAAGAAAGACAGTCAATGCATCGATGTCTGACATCGCACTGCTACAGCAAGCCGGGTTTACAGTAAGGGCGAAGAAGTCGAACCCGCTAGTTAGGGATCGGATCATGGCAACGAATGCCGCATTTGAGGCTGGTCGTATACGAATCAACGCAAACGCCTGTCCTACCGTTGCATCGTGCCTTGAGCAACAGGTGTATCGGAATGGTGAGCCAGACAAAACCAGTGGTGTTGACCATCAAAATGATGCGACGACTTACCCAATCGCCTACGAAATGCCCATACTACGTCCTGTTGCCAACGTCGATTTCAATTTCGCGTTATGAGGCGTACAATAAAAATGACCATTGAACGAGATTTTTAATCATGCCAGTGACTCAACAGCACCCGGATTATCAAAAGTATTTGCCTGTCTGGACTCAGACGAGGGATGCTGTCAAAGGATCACGCGCAGTCAAAGAGAAGAAATACGAATACTTGCCTGTCCCTGATAATCAATCCGGCGACGAGCGCAAGGGAACGCAGACGCTCCGATACCGTCAGTACATCAAACGTGCGCTATTCACTAACTTTACAGGCAGGACTAAAAACGCTTTGGTCGGTGCGGCATTCCGTAAAGACCCTGTTTGCGAGCTACCTGACGGGCTTGACTATTTGAAGATGGATGCGACAGGTGACGGTTTGAGTTTGAGCCAGTTAAGCAAAGACGAGTTGAGTAATCTACTGGAGACAGGACGTACAGCGTTTCTTGTTGACTATCCGCAAGCACCGGATGGCCTAACAATAGAGCAAACGGAAATGCTTCAACTTAAGGCGGCAATCATTCCCTACACTGCTGAACAGGTTGTGAACTGGAAGACTCAAAGCATTAACGGTCGTAAATTGCTCGTGATGTGCGTGTTGTCTGAGTCTTATTTGAAGGAATTGGACGAGTTTACTTCTGAAGTCGAAACGCAATATCGCGTTCTACGACTGAGGGAGGAGGGATATAGCCAACAGTTATATCGAGATGACGTTCCTGTCACCGAGGAGATATTCCCTCGGAAGGCTGACGGATCGACGTGGGACATCATTCCTCTCGCATTTGTTGGAGCGCAAAACAACGATGTGACTGTTGATGAAGCTCCGCTGTCAGATATTGCCGATGTCAACATTGCTCACTACCGAAACTCAGCAGACTACGAAGAATCGTGCTTCCTGACGGGCCAACCCTCGTTGTTCATTACCCACAGTCTGTCACCAGAACAATTCAAGGCGTTCAATCCACAAGGCATCAAGCTCGGATCAAGGGCTGGTCATGTCCTTGGTGAAACTGGCTCGGCTACGCTGTTACAGGCTGATCCAAACAACATGGTCATGGATGCAATGCGGTCGAAAGAATCTGCGATGGTTATGATCGGTGCAAGAATTATTACTGACAGGGCAGGAAATGAGACAGCAGAGGGTGCGAGAATTCGATTTGCTAGTGAAAACTCTGTGCTTGGTGATTTAGTCAACAATCTGAGCAAAGGTGTAAGACAGGCGATTGATTGGGTCGGAGAGTTTATGGGCGTTGATACTGAAGAGGTGGTCTTCCAAATCAATAATGAGTTTTACGACAAATCCGTCGATCCTCAGTTGATCATGTCGATGGTTACCTTGCTTGATAGATCAATCGTCGCAGAACAAGACATATTCGATAGGCTGAAAGCGGCTGGCGTGATTGCACCAGAGCGAACGCTAGAAGAAGTGCAAGACGAACGAGGTGTTGCCGCACCGATGGCATTGGAAGTGGTTAATGGTTAGGAAAGTGACAACAAAGTCAGGTCGTAAGATTCCAGCCAAATATCTCGCAGGGCTGACGGGTGAGGCCAGACGCAAACGACTTGCTCAGTTGGAGAGGATGCAGAAGGAAGGTCGATTACTGGGTGAGTTGGCTGGCGACAAGGATTCAAAAGGCAAGCGCAAGAAGACACCAGAATCACCATACACAAAGGCATTTCGGAGGCGTTTCAATGTCGGTAAAAATAAATGAACGGACAAAGAAGGCTTTACAGAATAAAGCGAAGAAGGCGAATGCACCGTACTCGGCACTCAAGCAGATTTACGACAAAGGAGTTGGAGCCGCTGTCACATCAGGACGCAGACCCGGAGTCTCAGTCAGTCAATGGGCAATGGCGCGAGTCAACTCAGTCCTGACGGGTGGTAAGGCTCGATCAGTTGACTCTAAGCAATGGGAAGCAATACAGAAGTTCCGCAAAGCAAAGAAGGCCAAGAAGTAATGCCAAAGCCTAAAGGTAAGAAATCATATTCCGCAAAGCAAAAGCGATTGGCTAGGGTTGCACCGCCTAGAGATAAAATTACAGCGGCAGATTTACGCAAGGTCAAGAGAGGTAAATAGTCATGGTGGCAGGAGTCAAACACTATTTTCGGGATGGTAAGCCGTTTACAGGTAAGACACATAAGGATGCATCAGGTCGGCTAATGTCAGGTGCTAGGCACTCAAGCACGAGTAAATATCTTTTTCATATGAGTCAGCTATCGGCAACAGCCAAGAAACGAGCAAAAAGGTAATGGCAAAAGATCCAAGACTTGAAAGGTACAATCTTGAAGGTTTCAACAAGCCCAAGAGGACACCCCGACATCCAGAGAAATCTCATGTCGTGCTTGCAAAGGAAGGCGATAAGGTAAAACTGATTCGGTTTGGTCAGCAAGGAGCAAAGACATCAGGCGCACCGAAAGTCGGGGAGTCAGAAGCCATGAAGAGAAAACGTGCGTCATTTAAGGCCAGACACGCCAAAAACATAGCAAAGGGCAAGATGTCAGCCGCATTCTGGGCAGATAAAGTTAAGTGGAGTTAATGTGTCTGACGATCTGCTGGACACGCTCACTCGGCATCAAATATTTATCCAGCGTCTTGCTGGTGGTCAGGTCAATCAAGCAGGAATTGAGCTAGAAAAACTTATCGCTGAAGTTGAACGCAAGTTGGAAGGCGATCTAACAGACTTCCAGCAGTTCCGGTATCAACGAATCCTCAATGATCTCAAACTATATGCGGCAGAGGTGTACCAAGAGATCGGAGCCTCGACAGAGGATTTCGCCAACAACTTTATTGAATACGAATCTGAATTCAGCACAGCCGCATTCACGCAAGCTACTGGAGTTGATTTCGATCTACCGAATCCCGTACAACTACAATCTGCGTACCTGACCGATGTCATGGCTTTACAGCCCGGTCGATCTGCCAAATCATTCGGTCAGTTGATCAGTGTATTCGGTCAACAAGCGCAAGGCCAGTTCTTACAAGTTCTACGCGATGGATTCGCACTAGGTCGGACATCGCCGCAAATCGTAAATGACATCAAAGACCACGTCAGTCTTAAAAAAGATCAAGTTAAAACGCTAATCAGGACAGGGACTAACCATTTGGCTGTACAAGCTCGAAACAGAACCTTGATGGAAAACCGAGACATACTCGACGGATATGAGTGGGTCGCCACTCTCGATAGCCGGACTACGTTCATTTGCATGAGTCGAGATGGTTTGATCTATCCAATATCTAACAACGACGACAGATCACCGAAGCCACCAGCACATTTTGGCTGTCGTTCGACAATAGTCCCCAAGGTAAAAAAGGGAATGGAGATTGAAGGAGAAACCTTCAGACCCTCAGATGGCTCAACAGGGAAAAGGCCAGTATCAGGAAAACTCAACTATGAGCAATGGTTGCGGAAACAATCCAAAGAGTTCCAGATTGAGGTGCTTGGCAAGGAGCGTCAACGCCTGTTCGCTCAACAGCGACTACCACTGTCACGATTCATCGACAGCGATGGTCGCACTCTGACACTGCAAGAGTTGAGAGATAGAGACATCACATTCAATCAAACGACGATCCAACAAGCTATCAGACCAACTTTGCCAGAACCCAAAGAGCCGCCATTGAAGTTGAAAGGAGTTATCGGCAACAGAATCGAGGATGTTGAAAGGCGATTGAATAAAGATCTCACTCCATTAACGCTCAAAGTCGCGAGGAAACTACCGAAGCCGAATGAAATACAATCAGTTCCAGAGAGGAAAGGGGCTTACTATGATTCAGGCAATGTGTATGTTCAGACAAATCTCAAGCCTGATGGTACTGACTATCATGCAGTTACTGCACACGAGTACGGCCATCACATCGATTATGAGATTGGCAAAAAGCTCGGAAATAGATATAAGTCATGGTCAGAGACAGATCCAAGATTCCAAGAAGCATTCAAACTTGATAGAAAGGCTCTCGGTTTAGTTCCTACTAAGACAAGAAAGTCAGTCGCGTATGAAAAGATGCAAGAGCTATTCAAGATTAAGCAAGTTGAGGGAAGACGAAGATGGGATTTCGATGAGCTTCCTACCAAAGGCAACCTATGCGACATTCTAGATGGATTCACGGGCGGTATTTGTCGCGGTAATCTCGGTGGGTTCGGCCATGCCAAGAGCTATTGGAAAATCAAAGGCATGAAGGAAAAAGAAGCCTTTGCCAATATGTATTCGATATACGGAACACCAGATTGGAAGAATGTGGAGAAGATCGCGCCTAACATGGCTAAGCGATTCGTCCAGATTCTTGAGGAGATAGCAAAGTGACATTGGAAGAGTTTGAGAGTCAAATAGAATCTGCTGAACTAGAACTGATACAGACATACACGAAAAAATTCGGGATCGCTCCGCCAGATATGGATAATTTAGCATTCTTAGGGTCAAAACTTGATCGATTGCAAGAGGCTATTGAATTAAATCAGGTGATTGAAGTTATAATTATCCCAGAGGGTGCTGATATTTAGCACTTAAAGCGGCAGAGCCGCAACCACGCAAACTAGAGGTGACGCATGGAAACACTAAAAGACCTTCAAATTGAAGACGCTGATAAAGAAAAACTCCAAAACGAAATCGAGTCAACGATTGAGGCAAAAGTCCAAGAAAGGTTAGATCAGGAGATCGCTGGTCTTAAATCAAAGAACGATGAATTGCTAGCTGAGAAAAAAGCGATTCAAAAAGCGAAGGAGAAAGCAGATGCCCAAGCACGCGATGAAAAAGAAAAGCAAGCCCAAGAAAACGGCCAATACAAAGAACTCTATGAAAGCCAAAAAGCCGAAAATGAATCGATCAACTTACGGCTCAATGAGATGATGGAAAGCCAGCAACGTCAGACGATACGAACCGAAGCATCGAGGATAGCTGGGACGTTGACAAAGGACGTTCAGAAGGCGAAAATTCTTGAAAAGGAAATCAGCCAGAGGCTGACTTTAGTTGAGAATGAAATCCGAGTGACTGACGATAATGGTCAGTTGACGGTATCATCGTTAGATGATCTGAGTGCCAAGATTAAGACTGAATATTCTTTCTTGGTTGATGGCATTCAAGCGCAGGGTGGTGGGGCTACCCGAAGCATTGGCGGGGCTAGTGTTGAAGTTCAAGAAATGAGCCGGAGCCAGTTCGATGAATTGTCGCAAAAAGACAGAGCTTTATTCGTTCGTGGCAAAGGAAAAATTGTAAACGAATGAAGGAGTAGCCCCACATGGCTAACGTATTAACAGACCTTGCCGCCGACATTTATGTAGCGGCTGACGTAGTGGGACGGGAGCTTGTTGGCTTTATTCCTGCTGTTACAATCAACGCAAATGGTTCAGAACGTGCCGCAAAAGGTGACATTGTACGAGCCGCATTCACACGCGAATCCACTGTTGGTGATGTGACCGAATCAATGACCATTCCGCAAGGAACTGATCAGACGGTTGATAATAAGACATTGACGATCAATAAGTCTCGCTCTGTTCAAATTCCATTCACTGGTGAAGATGTCTTGCACTTGAATAATGGTGTTGGCTACGACACCGTTTACGGTGACATGATTGCTCAAGCAATGAGAGCTTTGACCAATGAGATGGAGGTGGAGATTGCTACACAGGCAAAGAACTCTGCATCCAGAGCATTCGGTACGGCTGGCACAACACCGTTCGGGTCAAACTTTAATGAAGTCGCAGAGATTCGACAGATTCTAGTCGATAACGGAATGCCCCCAAATGATGGTCAAGCTAGTCTGGTCTTGAATACGTTAGCCGGGACAAATCTGCGTCAACTTTCGACGTTACAGTCGGTCAATCAGGCTGGGAACGATACGTTGTTACGCCAAGGCACTTTGCTCGATCTGCAAGGTCTGGCGGTGCGTGAGTCGGCACAAGTCCAATCGCATACCAAAGGCGCGGGTACTGGTTACGATATCAACAACGGATCAGGAGAAGTCGTTGGGGAAACAACCCTGACTCTTGACGGTGGTACGGTCAATACGACAGGTATCATTGCTGGAGATGTTGTGACATTTGCGGGTGATTCCGTGAACAAGTATGTCGTCAATACTGGATTGGTTGCCACAAGTGGCGATATCGTGATCGGTGCGCCCGGTATCAGATCAACCGTAGCTGATGCGACAGAAATGACAATCGGCAACGACTACACTGCAAATGTCGCGTTCCATCGTCGTGCGATCGAACTCGCTGTTCGCGCTCCGGCAGTGCCAGAAGGCGGTGACAATGCTGATGACGCAATCACGGTTCAAGACCCGAATAGTGGGATCGTCTATGAAGTTCGATTCTACAAGGGTTATCGTAAGGCTATGATCGAAGTCGCTGTCGCGTTTGGCGTGAAGTGCTGGAAATCAGACTTCATTGCAACTCTGCTAGGCTAAAACTATACGGGGGCTTGTCCCCCGTTTTACTTGAGCCGATTCGTGGAGTTCTGCTAGTTCGCCATGAGTCGGTTCAACTAAAGGAATGAGAGATGGCTGAATCGAAAACCAAAAAAGTCGAAGAAGACGAGAATCCAAACCTAGTCACAATGGTCAATGAGGACGGAAAGGTCGTCAAAGTTGATCCTTGTATGGTCGATGTGTATCGCTCTGTAGGATACGAGGTGAAGAAATGAGCCTTGTCGTTGAGGATGGGTCGGTCGTCAGCGGTGCGAATACTTATGTGACGTTAGAAGAGTTCAAAGCGTTTGCAGATAAACGAGGGTTGAGTCACGGTAATGATGCGGCTGTCACCAAATCTATCTTTCGAGCGATGGATTTCTTTGAGCGTCAGACGTTCATTGGATTCAAGGCAAATGAAAACCAACCTTTGCAGTGGCCTAGAACTGAAGCAATGATCGATGGCTACTACGCAGACGCGACTGAGATACCTAACGATGTCAAACTTGCCCTGTATGAGGCGATCTTTGTCCAAGAGTCTGGAAATAGCCAACTCAACACTGAGGATCGCAAAACTCTGAGAGAGAAAGTCGGAGATATTGAGGTGACCTATGCAAACAATAGTGAGAACCGTGTCACTACTCCGGCTCTGACATTTGCACTCAGCAAAATTATTAGACCAGCGTTTGAGGTAATGAGGGCGTGAGCTTTTCGTATGGTACGCTTTCGACTAAAGCGACAGCACTGATCAAAAGTTTCGGGCGGGAGCTTACATTCACTAGAACGTCCAAAGGTTCGTATAACACGGCGACAGGTCAGACGAGCGACACTACCAGTACATTCAGCAAGTTTTGTTGTGTGTTCAACTACAATGATGCAGAAATCAATGGAACCACAGTACAGCAAGGCGATCGACGCATATTGTCTGAGCCGCATACTTATATCTTGAATGACACTGTGTCCCTTGACAGTAAAGTCTTTAGAGTCATCGCAATCAATGAGCGCAAACCTTCTGACACCTTGATTTCAGTCGATCTACAGGTGAGAGCATGACAGTCGAAACAGATTTACACAGATATTCGGTCAACGTGCGGAAGTTTGGCGAAAAACGTATCAGAGAAGCATTGCTCC